GTGATAACTTATCTAAAGTAGCGTATGTTTCTTTTGTTAGAGAAACATTTTTATACTTTGTCATATCAGTCATGCGTGTTCCTTTCATATTTAATAACCCATATATAGGTGATTTTATAGGATTGTCAATGAAAATATTATTAACTTTATTAATTTGTTCACAAGTAGCAGGAACTTGTATGGAACCGTACGAATGGCCAACAAGATTTAATACACAATACGATTGCCTTATGTTTGGATATGAAGAATCTTTGAAAAAAATGAAAGAAATAGGTAGAACTGATGTTAATCAATACAACATGTTTGTTAAATTTTACTGCACACCAGAAAAACCTAGCATTTGACAATGTGTTCAAATTGTGTTAATGGCAAGTTCTTCTCACCATTACCTACCCTTATTTTTTCCCTCTTTAGGGTAGGTGTATTATCTACACATACAGCCAATAAATTTACTGCCATCTTTCATAATGTGCAAGTTTAATTTATCAACATAACCAGATAGTTTTAATCTTAATATGTCACAAAGATCAAAACAATCTATTTTTGATACGAGTGATATGTCCTCAAGTATTTTACTTGTGACTGGTATCAGTTGATACAGGCCGTCGTTTAATATTATTAGATCCATCGTGTACTTTCGTTCCATGATTCAAAATGTTTTTTAATCCAGGTGCTTTTATATTTATATCAACACCATACGATCGCCATGCTTGTTTCATTAAGTTTAACTCTAATAACAGACTAGACCATTGGCCCGGTGCTGCACCATCTACTTTTATTGTTATTATTTTTTCTTTCATTTTATCCAGCAGTTTGATGTCTAAAATTAAAACTTAATCCATACCTAGCTTTTTTAGATTTATTTCTTTCGTTTTTATGATTTAAGAAACCAGAAAATAAAGCAAAACTTCCAGGTTTACATTCTAACTTTTCATTTATATCTGGAAAATATAATTCTTGTGCATGTTCATTTAACATAATTGCTCCAGAAATAATGTTAGCAGCGTGATTATGTAGTTTTGTATAATTTCCAAAACCAGATTTAAAACCCCACGCTTCCGATAACATATAATTAGATCCGAATGATAATTTTTCTTTATCTATCATATCATTTAATAAAAAAATTATTTCATAAAATATTTTATCATTTATAAAATACATCCAATCTGTCATCGGACTAATTAAATTAGTTTTATAATTTAAATTATTGTTTTCGTTTATTCCTTGTTCAATTTTTTTGATGAAGTATTTTGCATTTATTTGCAACTCACCTTTTACAAAAATATAGTTTCTTTCTATTTTAGATTTTATTAATTTATTAACTTTCATACCTATAATGTAGGATTTTTTAGGATATTGTCAACCTTTAGTTCGTCTTTTTTGTTGTCTTTTTTCGTGTTTATTTCTTGACTTTTTATGACGTCCAGGACGTTTTTTAGGTTTATTACGAGGAGCTGTTGATACACCAAATTTAGATTTTTTAGACATCTTTCCATTCTTTTACAAAAGGTGTTGCGCCATCTTTACGTGAAACCATCACAGGTAAATAACTTATCTTACCATTAATGTGTTGTTGTAAATCAGATCCACAATTCATACATCTGTATAATTCATTTGTAAGACCCACTAACATTGTAAATTCATCACAAGTAGGACACTTGCCATTAACTATTTCTGCTGATATTTTCATTACTCTATTATTAACTTTTTTATCGACAAAGATCCATCAATATTTTGTTCTAATTCTGCAGAACCCTTCCAGCATTTATACATAACATTTTCTGAATATTGTCTTTCTGCCTGACGCTTGCCGCGTAAACATTGTGCCATACCATCGACCTGATAACGCGCTTCTTTGATCTCTGCGTTTACAAACATAAGTAGGGCTACCACAGACTCTATCATTGGCCGTTTCCATTCTTGTAATGCATATCTCTTGATGCATCTTTTAATTTTTCTATATCATTTAAAACTTTGTCCATTTGTTTTGTTAAAAATTCTATATTAACTTTGTTTAGTGCCATAGATTCTATGTGTGCATTTAATTTATCTGTGGTTTTATATAAATCTTCAATCATCATGAACTGCTCAGAATCAGCGGGAAGTGAGCCAAGTTGGCCCCGTGGCCATTTTATTCTAAACTCTGTATTTTCATTTAAATCTTTTTCCATTATTTGTAGTCGTGTGTCTGCAACATTAAGACGTTCAATCATTTGAAAGTAACCCATAGTGCCAAGTGCTACGATGATTATCAAAGACGCTACGGTCTTCATTGGCATTTGTACAGCTGCTTCTTCTGATATTTTTAATGGTTTACTCATTTACTTTTGGTTTAGGTAAAGGTAGTATCACATTTTCGTCTTCAGTTAAATACTTAGGTATAATAAGCTTCTTTTTACTGGATTTTATGAATTTATCTCCCATTAAATTGACCTCTGGGTTCTCTTTTTTATACTCATCTTTCATCTCATCCCAAAAACTCTGTGAGTCAGCTGGTCTAGTATTATCTCGTGCAGGAGTTACACCTCTACATTTAGATACCAATAAATCAAAATTAGAATTGTTTGCAAGACTTGGATTACTATTAACCCTACCACACATCTTCATTAACTCTAATTGTTGTTTGATTGCTACATTTTCTTTTGCTGTTTTACAGTCTGTGCCTAAATATTTTCTATAAGTAAAACTTAAATATTGTTGTTCATTCGTGCTACTGTCAGAATAATTATAATCAGTTTCTCTTTTATCAGTTCGTACTTCAAACTCTCCACATCTTACACCATAGTCGTTAAGATATTCGTTTTTAGGATACGCAGGTTCTACAAACAATGCTAAAATTGTAAGAGCTAGAATAATTAATCCTGTAAAATAATAATTCATCCTGAGAACCTCCATACATTACCTGTTTAAATCCTTAATATCATAGTCATGTTCTCTGACTTGATCTGCTAATTGTCTGTATAAATTTTCTGCCATCTGCCAAGTAGATTCTGCAGAAGTTAGTCTTGTGTTTTGATCTACAATTTTGTCTTCAGCAACTTTTAAATCTCGTTTAAGATCTACGATTTCTTGCTGGTTAGTGTTGATAGTATCTGTAAGATTAACAATGTAACGAACGCCAGTAAATGTACCGACTAGCACTGAAGCTACTACAGGTACTAATACAAAATTCTTTTTTAATAAATCTGCTAGGTTCATTTATTATCCTCATTTTTTTTCCTCAATCTCATAAAAGAAATTGTCGGTGTCTTCAGTTTTCCATTTACCTGAGTCTTCTACATTCCATTCATTAGTTTGTACTTTCCAGTCAGGAGTATCATCTCTAACTGTAAATGAAGGTATGTCCCAGATTAATCTATTGTTTGGCTGAGCCGCATAATTGCCGTCATCTAACGCCAATATATGAGCGCACTTATGTTCGTGCGGTACTTCCGAATGATCGGTGTCTACTATATTACTCTCTGGATGTGCAAAGTCAACGGTAAATAAATAACTGCCGTGATGCCATTTTTTATCTTTACCTATATATTTTCCGTGTTGTCCACCTAAAATATCATAAGTAGTAACAGCAGGATAATAACTAAAAGAATTCCAAAGCTCCAGTTCATCAAGTCTCTTGGGTGGAACAGACTTGGGGTCATGACCACGTTGAATAAAAGCCGTAATTGGGAGACGATAAAAGATTGCACCATTTTCCATAATAGCGTGCCATAAGATAGCGCGACCTGTAATACAGCTAATACCAAAGATAATACAGTCTTCAACTTCTCCGTGATGTTTTTTAAGATCATATAAATACTCCCTTTTTATTTGTGCGTATTGTACAGGAATATTTGCATTTAAGTAAGCCATAATTTTTCAACATTATACACTATGCAAAAATGAAATCAAAATTAATCTCTCTTTATGACACACTTCTGCAGCGTGAAAATGTTTAGAATCAAAACAAACTAATCTATTAAATTTACCCTCAAAATGCATTGTTTTATCAAAATAATTATTATGTTTTAATTTATTTTGAGAAATTACTTTTTTCTGCTTTTCAGTATATTTTTGTTTTTCACCAAAATATTTGTGTTTTTCTAGTTCTCCTATGTTCCAATCAGGAGTTAAAAATTCATTTTTTAAATTAAAAATAGACGTGCCTGAAGTATTATCTATTGTTAAATAAATTATGGCAGTTATTAGTGATTCGTCATAGTGAACCCAGCCATCGTTTTCATCAGGATTACTTTTTTGAAAATAAGTTTCAGCTGAAAATTTTGAAGTTTTTCTTGGATTAAAAATACTAATTATCTTTTTGTTTATGTAATCATGTAAATCTTTGTTTATTGTGTGTAATTCATCCGTTCTTGATCCAGAAATATAACGTGTTTGTTTAAAATCTAAAGTATTTGCATAATTAATTATTTTATTTGGATTATCAAAAAAATTATCTTTACATAAACTTGGAAGAAAATCATATGGTCGCTCTGCTGGTTCGTATGCCATTATTTTATTGTACCCCAATTTGGTCCAGATTCATAATCTACTTTGTTTTTAACTTCAAGAATAATAGTTTTTTCCATTGTCTCTTGAATTAATTTTGCTTCGTGGTCCGTGATTGAAAAACAAAGTTCATCGTGTATCTGTATATGAGGCACTATACCTTTTTCATATAAATCTACCATGGCCTTTTTTGTCATATCTGCAGCGGACCCTTGTATCAATCTATTTAAAGCTTTGTAAGTGAAAGCTGGAGTATAATGTTTTTCAAAATGTTCTAACTTTTCATCTACCAATTCTTTGTACTTTTCCATTTGTTCTAATTTATAAGCATCTATAGCTTGTTTTTTTGTATACAAAGGTACTTCATCAAATCTATTTATTTTAGAGTTCCATTTCTTATCAGTAGTTTCCCACTTATTAAATCTACAGAACCTATCTCCTAAAGTAAATAATAGTTTCTCCTCTGATGCAAAGTTTGACAAAGCATAAGATAATTGTTTAACAAAAGGCACCTTACCATGATAGGTTTGAAATAGTTTGTTTGCTTCTAAAGAATCTAGGTTTAATTCTTTTTGTAATTTAAGTTTACCCATGCCATAGAATAGACCTAGGTTAATTGTTTTAGCTTGTGTTCTTGATATATTTGCCATGTCCGCAACAATTTGATGGAAGTCAGCATCTTCTTTATCAAACTCTTCTTGTAGTCCGCTAGTACCAGGTAGACCTAATTTAATTGCGTAGTGCACTACGATACGTGGTTCTTGTTGCGAGTAGTCAAAACTACCCCACTTATAACCTTCGTCTGGTATAAATAATTCTCTCATCTTTTTACCAATATAACCTTTAGATGGAATTTGTTGCAGGTTTGGATTACTCATAGAGAATCTACCAGTTACAGTCCCACCACCATCTCCTCTTATTTGGTTAATATCAGCATGTATTCTACCATTATGAACAAAACCTAATAGACCATCTACAAATGTGCTTTTAGCTTTATCACATTCTCTGGCTTTAGCCACCATTCTTAAAAATCTATTTTCATGCGTACGTAGATAATCTTTAGGTAGTTGTGGTAGTTTTGATTTAGGAGTTGTTTTGTAGTTTTTAATTTCTTGATGCTCTAATAAATTTTTTATAGATGCAGCAGCCCATATTTGTATATCTAATCCTGTTCTTTTCTTAATGATATTAATTAAGTTGTCTTTTCTTTTTTCTAACTTTTTACCAAACAACTTAGCTTTTGGGATATCTATTTTAACTCCTTTAAATTTCATGTCAACAAGACAAGGAAATAATTTTGTTTCTAATTCAAATATATTTCTACAAGTTTTTTCTTCTATTGTTCCATCATCGTTAGTTTTAGTATATAATACTTCATCCAATTTTTTATTAAATAGTTTCCAGAGACGTAATGTTAAGTTTACATCTTGTTTTGCATATTCTTTTACAACCGAAGCAGGAAGCTTGTGCATGTTAGTCATTGGATCTTTAACTGTACCACCAGACCACTCTAATGTTTTTTCTTGTAAATCATATTTGTATTTTTCATCTTTTAAATAATCTTTTGACAAAGCATCTAATGAATATTTAAATCTATTCTCATCAATGACAGAAGCTGCAATCATTGTGTCTACAATTCTTCCTTTCATTATTTTACCAGTTACAGCTCTTATCCAACATACATCATACATTGCATTGTGAAAAACTTTCGTAATCTTTTCATTCTGAAAAATCTTTTCGTTTAAAGATTCCCAGATTTTTAATTTTTTATCTAAGGATAGATCTGTGTCCGCATGACTTATTGGAAAGTATGTAGTTTCTTTGTCAGTTGCAACTGCAACACCACAAATAAAACCATCACCTCTTATCGCACCTAATCCTTTTGATTTTAAATTAGGATCATATGTTTCTATATCTATCGCTACAGTATCTATACCTTGCAAATCTAGATCTTCTGGTGTCTTACACATTATAATCTCTTTCCAATATCATTTCTAAATAGTGTATTGCTTTCTTAATGTCTTCTTCTTTCCCTTTAGCAGAGTGTCTGCATATGTACTTTATAGCATTACCTTCTGCAAAAAGCAATTTGTTTTCATTTATAAACTCTGCGGGCTGAATCTTCATAGAGCGATAGTGTTTCCCGCCTACCTGCTCTTCTAATGAATTGTATGTTGTTCCTTTAAATATATCTTTGTGTGTCATTGTCTTACTCCTAATGTGTATTCTTTTTGTGATGCGATTGTCCAACAATCTATTCTCCCTCTACTGTATGCTACATACTTTAAACGAAGCTGTGTAAAATAATCTTCTCTTCTTGTTGCAGTCAAATCAACAACAACGTTGTCAAACGTCATACCTTTTACTTTGTGTATGTTTCCGTACTGAACTCTACTTACTTCTTCAACATTAACGCCATCTCTAATTAACTGTCTTATAAATCTAACTTGTTCTTCATTGACTCTACTTTTTACTCGAGTGTCTAAAAAGTCAGTAAATTCAAGGCTTTTTTCATATAAAAAACCTTTATCGATCATCTCTTGAATTGTATATTCTTTGTTAATCCAATCTTTAAAAGTTTCTTTTCCTTTACCTTTTACAATAGTTTGCATCCCCATATATTCCCAAAAATATTTTATTTGTTGCAAAGGCATAGCTTTACCTTTTACAAATGCAGGCCAATTTTTATGACAATCAAATTGTTTTTTAGACACAAACGCTGAATTACCTACCGCACAAAAATTAATTCCATTTCTTAATAGAAAAGCTCTGGCCGATTTACGTGAAGAATTATATCTGAACGTAAATAAAAAACTTTCTTTTGTATTTTTTATCTTGTCTAATAGAATTCTCATATGTGAACAATCTGATATGTAATTAGCTAAATCATAATGATGACCAATTATATTTTCTGCAGGTTTCCAAATTCTATTGTACTCATATTTTTGCCATATAGGAGCTATAATTTTTTTACATAATTCATTTATTGTTTTACCACATCTAAGTCCATCTTCTAATTGTTCTGCATCTTTAGATATTGTATGGAAATAATCTGCATCAGCTCCGGCCCACTCAAATATAGTTTGATCAGGATCCCCTACCATAATAAATTCTTTTGCATTAGTTGCAATTTTTTCTAAAGCTTTTCTTTGCGGCACGTTACTGTCTTGTGCTTCATCAACTATTAAAACATCTATGTCAGGTACTTTAACATTTGGATTATTAAATTCTTGTATCATATCTTCGAAAGCTCTTACCTGTTCATTCTTTTTATATTCTGTAGCCCATTCAATCATTTGATTTATCATTCTTAAATTTTTGTAAGTTTTTAAATTACCGTTCTGTTTTAAAATAAGATAATATTGTTGTGTGGTAAGACCTCTACCAATTGCACCTTTAACAAATTTATAAAAGTCATGGTCTTCTGAAACATCTTCTTTTACATCATGGTATCTAAACTCTTTATGCATCCTGCATAAGTTTGCATGATCTTCATCTTTAAATAAAGATTTTTTAATTAGTTTACTCTGACAATACTTATGAATAGTACAAATTCTATTTTCAAAAAAATTCTCTTCTAATTTCATATTTTTAATTTCAGGAAGATCTTCTACAGCTTCTCTAATTTCATCAGCAGCTACATTGGTGTGTGATAATAAAATCATTTTTTCTGGTGAATAAGTTTTTAACAGTTCTTTGTATTTACTTTTTAAGTATACATGTGTTTTACCTGTTCCTGGAGGACCAACTATAAATTTAAGATTGTTCATGTACTATTTGTTTTACCTCCGTAACTTCTTCAAACTCTCCTTCATGAATTAAATTAGTTTCATCCATATTGTAGTTTTCTATTTTATACGTAGAACAAGAATGTTCTTTGTACTTACCCCTATACTTCTTTGCTTTTAAAACGTTCCTGCATTTTAAAACTAAGTCTACTCTAGCCATATTGACTCTTTTCTTCTGCAGATAGTCATCAAACTTATCTAACTTAAATTCTAAACTTTCATTTTTAATATTATAAAAAGGCATACCAAATAAATGTAATTCTTTTTTATCTGTGAATGCTTTGTGTTCTGCAATAAAACTATCAAACCAACCAATAAATCTTAAATCTTCACTAGATTCTGGATCGTAGTCTTGTGACTTTCTTCTAGTTTCAAATTTAGCTATCATCATTTTTTCAAAATCCATCTCTTTCATGTATGGTAAAAAGACAGCAGCCTGTCTCATTACTTCATTGTAAAATATTTTTTTATTCATTAACTGTGGTCCTTCTACAGTTATATCTTTTTCAATTTTTTTACCTTCTTCTGTCGTATATATTTTTACAAAATATCTATCACTTCCATATTCAGTTATTTCACCAATGTGTTCTTGTATTTCTTCTGTATTATTTTCAATACCTATCCAACTAAATATTTTAATTATATCTTTTTGATCTACATTTAAAACTTCTGCTAATTTAGGAATCCCATATTGTTTTTCTGCTTTTTTACCTGTAGTTCCTTTTTGATTACGTTTGTCCGCTTCAGTATCATTTGCTTCAATAGCAATATTATAAACGAAACTATCTATTTCTTCTGTTGTCCAATCTGTATTTTTAATTAAAGTTCCTGCTATAGCTGTACAATAAATATCTCTAGATCCAGCAGAAGGATATATAATTGTAAGTGCAGTTGACAAGGCAATTTTACCTACATCAACTCTTATGTTTCCATTGTATTCGTGAATGTTAGTATAATTTGCCCATTCAACTACCTCTCCATTGTCATCGTATGGAGACTCTGGAACTATTGTATATCTTTCTTTACCACTTCTTAATTCACAAAGAGTTGCACCATGTGGAAACTTCTCAAAGTTTTTTTCAAAGCTTTTTGGTAATATGTATTGTGTAAATTTACAGGAACCTGTCCAAAGGTAATGACTGTTTGGATTATTTCTTCTACCATAAACTGCTCCGCAGTCTTTTAAATAATGTGTTATAAATCTTCTGACAACAAAGTTGTCTATATCTAAATCAATGTGTTGATCTAATCTTAATGCTATCTGTGCTTTTGAGTGATTGTTTTTCCATTCTTCTTTCGTTAAAGTAAAATCTTCTTTCTTCCAACTGACCCTGGCTTTCTTTTGGTCAGTAGGTATTATTACATGACCAAGATTAAGCCAATCCTCATAATTAACAGGTTTATTATTTATCTTATCGTTCATAAATTTAAAAGCGGGCGTCTCCACTCTCGCTTTAACGCCCACTACCTAGGATTCTATAAATTCAAAGATTTTTTTGTTTGTTCTTGAACTTCAGGTTTAGCTTGTATCTCACCTTTACCTACAGAATCTGCAAAAGATTTAGCCATGTCATAGATAGCTTTATCAGTGACAGGTCCTACTTTTGTTACATCCCAACCAAACCATGTTCCTTTGTCGTTAGACATTTGAACAGTAGATAGTTGATAAATGTGGCTGTAAGTTGGCGGAGTAAACAAACCATTTTTACCCTGCATTTTTATACCCAACATCATTGAGTTCCATTTTCTACTAACTTTTAATTGAGTAGACTTCATAGAAATCAAAGCTGTTTCTGGGTTATCACCAACGATTAATACAAAGTGACTAGCTGTATTATCAAGATAGTTTCCATTTGGTAATCTATCTTTATAGTCTTTACCTCTAGTTGTTTGACTTACAATGTCACTATCTGCATCGTGAATTGCAACAGGTGCACCTGTACTGGTACCTCTGTCTTGCCATTCAATGTACTGTCGTTTGTAATGACATGGTACAACTTGTATAGTGTCATACAATGCATTAGTTACGGTATTTATTATTTTACCTGGCTCTGCACCCTCGACGTACTTACCATCTCTTTTGTTTACCTCTGGAGATAGTTGACCCAAAATTTTTAAGAATGGTAACGCAAGATCTTCTTGCGATATATTCTGGGCTCCTTGTTGTGCATCTGCTTCCATATCAAATGTAGCTAATGCACCATTCTTTTTTTCTGTTACTTGGTTCATGTTTATTTGTTCCTTTTTATTGTTGTCTTATTCTCCGAGAAAACCCCGAAGATTTCCGTTGGCATTTCTTTTCCTGCCTCAATACGCTCACGGACTAACGCTTTCAGAGTCATGGATTCAACCTTCATCTTTTGTGTTGGTTGAAATCCTTGACCCTTTGCAAGTTCGGCATAATCAGCCGCCTTGTTATCTTCGAAAGACCCAAAGGATACGGATATCTCATTTTTGATTATATCCCCTAGTCCATTTTCACGAAGCCAGTTAAACGCCGCTTCTTTATTTGCTTCTGTTATAGTAGCACGATACGACGTTGAAACTTTAAGATGTGATCCATCTTGAAGTTTTAATTCTGCTAAACCCATCTCGAACATCATGGTTGGTATAACCTCCCCTGATATACGTTGGTATTCTTTTTTTAAATCTTTGATGTTGTTTTCACTTGTCTCTATTCTTTTGTGCAAGTTTTCTAACATCTCTACTTGATCTGCAAGAGACTGAATATTTTCAGTTTTACTCATTGCATCTTGTTGGTCTTTTTCAAAATCAATTGTCATCTATTTCTCCTTTCTCGTATAAATTAATGTCAATCGGGTAATATTTTCTTTCTTGTTTATCCCACTTTAATAAATTGTATTTGCCGTTTGTAATATCAGATACAATTGAGCATGCAACACCTATAATTGCAGGATCGCCTGTAAGTAATAAATAATCTCCTTCCTTAAAATCTTTTAAACCTTTTCTTAATTTAAAAATTAAAGGACCTGGAGAGAAAATCATTTGAGAAAACTCTGGCAATAAAAATTTAAATTTACCATAACTAGATGCACCTATAATATTTATTTTAGGATTACCTGCTTGTGTACCTGCTATTTCTTGTATAACATACACAGTTGGTTTACTTCCAATAACATTTTTTTCATTTATTACTTTCATGCTTGACAATATAACTATGTAATACTATATGTCAAGTTAGAAAGTTATGAATTATAAATTTAAAACAAAACCATACGCGCATCAATTAACTGCGTTAGAAAAATCCTGGAATAAGGAAACCTATGCATATTTTATGGAAATGGGTACAGGTAAAACAAAAGTATTAATTGATAACATGGCAATGTTATATGATAAAGGTAAAATTGATGGTGCATTAATTGTTGCTCCTAAAGGTGTAATTAAAACTTGGTATGAACAAGAACTACCTACACATTTACCAACACACATTGAAAATGTGTCAGTATTGTGGCAACCGAATATAACAAAAACACAACAAGAAAAACTAGAATCATTGTTTGAAATAGAAACATCTTTACACATTTTGGTTATGAATGTTGAAGCATTTAGTACAGAAAAAGGTATTAAATTTGCTTCAAAATTTTTAAACTCACATAAAGTATTGATGGCTATTGATGAGTCTACAACAATTAAAACACCTACAGCTAAGAGAACTAAAAATATTATTGGTCTTGGTAAGTCTGCAAAATACAGACGTATTATGACTGGATCTCCGATTACAAAAAATCCTTTAGATTTATATACTCAGTGCGAGTTCCTTGATCCGTATTTATTAAATCATGCTTCATACTATTCTTTTCGTAATAGATATGCAGAGATGAAAACTATGCACGTACGTGGTCGATCAATACAAGTTGTGCACGCGTTTCAAAATCTTGCAGAACTATCAGACAAAGTAAAAGGTTTTTCTTACAGAGTATTAAAAGAAGACTGTTTAGATTTACCACCAAAAATTTTTACTAAACGTTATGTCACATTAACACCAGATCAAAAAAAGATTTATCAACAAATGAAAAAAGAAGCTATGGCTATATTAAATGGTAAAGTAACTTCTACTATAACTGTATTGACTCAATTAATGCGACTACATCAAATAACTTGTGGTCATTTTACTGCTGATGATGGGTCCACGCAGTCTGTTGAAAGTAATAGATTAAATGAATTAATGTCTGTTCTTGAAGAAACAGAAGGCAAAGCTATTATTTGGGCTAACTATCAATTAAGTGTAGGTGAGATTATACAAAGAATAATTAAAGAATATGGTGAAGATTCTTATGTTCATTATTATGGTTTAACTTCACAAGAAGACAGACAAGACTTTATTCGTAAGTTTCAAAACGATCCTAAGTGTAGATTTTTAATTGGAACACCACAAACAGGTGGATATGGTATTACACTTACACAGGCCAACACTGTAATTTATTATTCTAATAGTTATGATTTAGAAAAAAGACTACAATCAGAAGACCGAGCCCACAGGATAGGACAAACAAAGTCAGTAACATATGTAGATATTATAACAGAAGATACAGTTGATGAAAAAATTGTAAAAGCATTACGTAATAAAATTAATATAGCATCTGAAGTATTAGGTGAAGAATTAAAGGAGTGGATATAAATGAATTACCCAACTTTTTGTGTTAATAATTTTTTAGAAGATCCAGATCAAATAGTAGAGCACAGTAAACAGCACAAATATATTAGAGCTGAAGATGGTAAATGGCCAGGAGAAAGAGCCGATTTATCAAATACGACTGTAAATAATTTTTTATTAAATAAAATTTTTAGGGTAATACATCCTAATATGACTAATAATTTTAGAGCGTCAGCACATTCTATGTTTCAAAGAATAGATAATGAACACGGAAAGTCTGGATGGATTCATAGAGATACCAGTGATGAGTTAACAGCTATAATATATTTATCTAAACATAAAGGTTGTGGAACTTCTATATATCAACCAAAGACTTTTGAAAGTTGTTCTACTAATGAAGACAATATTATTAAATCTAATTTTTATAAAAGTTTGAATTATAGTAAAAAATATCAAAAACAATTAGAGGCACATAATAATAAATTTAATGAAACAATATATTTTGAGTCTGTTTATAATAGGTTAATTATATTTAACTCTAACGACTTTCATGGTGTTAAAAATTTTAAAATTGGTTCTGAACCAAGATTAACTTTTATCACATTTATAAAATGGTTATCAGATGATAATTTAAAAAGCGGCTATTTAGAAAGTAGAAAAATAATATCAACCCCTAATTAAACTAAAAGATTGGATTTAATATATAACTATGAGTAATCATTTATCTATTTATAGTGTAAATAATTTTAAAAATCATAAAAATAATTTAATTGCTTTAATTAAACAAACACCATCTGCTAAACATGGTCATGTTTCTTACACGGATTGGAATACAGAAGAACGTTTGCAAGAAAATTACGAATTTACTAAAAGACCTTACGTAGATTATTTTTTAAAAAATATTTTTGCATATTATGCAAAACATTTTTGCCGTTTTTTTAAAATAAAAAAAATCGAATTAAAAGATATTTGGTTTCAAATTTATAAAAAAGGAGATTATCATTTACTTCATACTCATGAAAATGCTCATTTTGCTAATGTTTTTTACATTAATCTTCCTTATAAAAAATTAAAAACTAAAATTTATTCATTAAAAGAAAAAGAATTAAAATTTAAATGCAAAGAAGGAGATATTGTGTCATTTCCTGCTTTTTATAAACATGGGTCATTCATAAATAATTATGAAGAAGAAAAAATTATAATTTCTTTTAACACAAATATTAGAACTTAAACTAATTCTTTTGCTGAACCTAATATGGGTTTATATTTTGTTTTACCCTCTGATCTGTATGCATGTAAAAAACTAGCTCTTGGTTGATCCGGGATCCATGAGCAATGTATCCATCCTGAGTTAGGTTCTCCAGGCGTATAGTATTCGAGGATCAATTGATCTGGTGAAAGGTTTGATTTTATCCAATCAAAAAGTTCAGCGTTGTCTGTGCCTACCACTTCGAAATCTGCGGCCTCTGCACGTGCATGCTGTGATCTAGCAGAACTACCAATAGCCTCGCATAATTCTACGCTACGAAACCCGCTCGTTATCTTGACCCTGCCGAAATGATCACGTACCGGCTGCAAAATATTTTCACACAATGCTTTTAATTTTTCTATTTGTTCTGCGTTAGGGTTGTTGTTGATACCCTTACGGATCGCTGTATCTGATTTGATTAATTCTGATAAAGAAAAATTTCGTGATAATTGCATATATTTATTTTGCGATGTCTGTTAGTAAAACTAATAGCACGGCTCCCATACCTCCGACTATCCAATACTCTAATCTTTTAATACGTTCTTGCATTTCTTTTATTTGTTCGAACGTTTGCTTTTGCATTATTCTGCAAAGCTTTTCATGTGATTCAATTTTTTGTAATGCTGATTTTTTTGCCATTACGTTGTCCTCCTCAACCTTTGTCTAATAATTTGTTCTGATGGAGATAGTAATGCAGTTTCGGTTGATGTCAAGTTAGTTGTAGGATTAACATTTTGCACATTTGCTTGTGTATTTACTACTGGTTGAGGTAAATTTGGTAAAGGTATCAATGGTGCTTCCTCAAATAAATAATCAGCTAAATCAATATCAAATGTTGAGTCTAAAGGTAGTTCTTTAAATAAAGATTTCATGGCTCTTAATGTTGGTGCAACTTCTAAATACACATTTGGATCTCCTAAATTATTTGCAATTTCAGAAAATCTTTTTCTAATATCTTGAGAAGGGAAATATGGTTCAAATACTCCTGTTGCTAAATTGTTAAAAGTTTTTGTACTTATTTGTCTATCACTAAATTCTCTTCTTAATGAACTTGTGTCAACACCAAGAATTCCAGCAGCGTTAATATTTTTATTCATTTCTTGTTGAACTTCAAATCTTGCTTTGTTTGAATTATAAAATGCACTAATGACATCGTTTGGTTTTATTCTACCACCTCTTAATATTCCAAAGTAACCACCAGTAAATTCTCTTCTAGCATTTCTAATACCTTGTTGGTAATCAGCTATCTTAAATCCCATAGATTGTAATGGGTCTACTTTAATAGGACGTAGTCCCATAAATCCTGCTAGCTCTGGTCCAATGTTTAAAAAATCTCCACGTTTGTCAGGAGTTCCAAATGCAGCTGTACCTAATCTTAAAAATTGTTTGTAAGAAGGTGCCAATGCATTACCTAAATGTAAAAATCTAATTGCAGCTTTATTACCTGCTGGTGTTTGATCCGTGTACAATTGTCTACCTTCTTTGGTTCTACCACCTCTAACAATTAAATCTGCTGTTGCTTCTGTCCAAATAGATTCTGATATAAATGGATTCATAATCTCAGCACTAGCTTCAGATACTCCATCAACAAAACCTGATAATAATGTTTCATCGTTTTGTTGACCTTCAATAATATTATTTACTAAAGTTCTATATGGTCTAGCTATTACATCGTATGCATTACTGTGACTAAAGTCTATATAACGTAGTTCACCATCATCAGTTTTTATTGGTATAAGTGTAGAGTTTTTAGACCATTCTGGCACGAATTGACGTAATGCTTGTATCTCTTCTTCTGTTACATCATAAATTGCTTTCGCACCTTCAACTGCTATTGTCGGCACAGCTCCTAATGTAAATGCCATACCGGATAATCTTTTAAATCCAGTTGCATACATGTCATTATTATTTTTAACAAGACCTTTGCCTTCTATGTTTACGTAAGGTGTAACTGTGCTTCCTATTATTTTCTCTCCTGCAGCTGGTATGTGTCTCATTTCTTTTAATCCTTGTTCTGCAATATTAGTTGTAGTTCTAATTATTTCAGATGGAAATGACATAAAATTACCAATCGGTAATATCCTTGCAGTCTTAACAGCAGATCCAACGTATGCGTAGTTTGGTACAGTATTCTTTACAATATTAGCTGCTTCTTGTTTTAATCCTCTTAATGTTTCTTTGTTATTTACATCAACACCTCTTTTAACTGCAGCTTGTTTTAATCTATCTAATTCAACAACATAGTTTGTAATCTTCCATGTATCATCCTCTGCAACATATTTACCTTGAAAAAAGTTTCCAAGTTTTTTTAATTTACTCAGCATAGGCCTTAGTATTGTATCTGTTGATACAACACCTGGGTTCCCTGTTGCATCTTTTAAAAGATTAACAAGATCTCCAATTTGTACTTGTGAGTTTACAACTCCAAGCTCTAATAATTCTCTATAAGCTGCTTGCGCTTCTGCTGAGTTTGGTCCAAGTTTTAAGAGCCCTGATATATCAATACCTTCAGCAAACGCTTTTTTTAACAACCCAGGATTTGTTAGACCTTCAATAAATATTCCATTTGCACTAGCAAATGCACCAGCACTAAAGAAGTTACGTAAGTGTGTAGGTATAGATAAAACTGTTTTTGCTAATTGTGATATACCTTTTGGAAATAATAATAAATTTCTGTAGAACCAAGTAACTGCTTTTTCTGTACCCTTAGCACCTTCTCTACCTCTAATTAAACCAGTTAAACTTGCACCTACGTCATTTATATTTTCAATACCTTCGGCTATTTCTTTTGTAGTATATTTACCAGACAAAGGACTGACTAATGTATTACCACCTGGTAATTTTTGAATAACATCATCTAATGAAACTATTTCAATACCTGTAGTTGGTGAGTTAACAGCTTGTTTTGCAAGGTCTTCACTTTCCCAAAAAAATCCTCTTCCACCACTTTCTTGCACTTGTCTGTTTTGCGCTGCAACATCATCGAAATAAGTTGCAGTTCTTGCAACTGCAGATAAGTTTGTCATTGCATTGAATATAGAATAACGTGGGTCTTGTACTTCACCAAATAACTCTCTAAGCACTTTACTGCCTCTACCCATTGCTTTTTCAAAACTTTTTGTTTGGGACATTGCTGTACCATTTGTGTATGTTATATCAGGTAGACCAGCTGGTTTCTTTTTAATTTGTACTTGATTTACAATATCATCAACTAAAAATTTTGCTCTTTCATAATATTCTGTTCCTTCAGGATCAAAAGCTTTAGTTCTATTTTTATCTGTTCTTGCTAAATATCTTCTAAATAAATTTATAGCATTTGAATATGCTTCATCGGTTGGTTTATATTTTTGAAACAATTTAAATAAACCTTTTGGTCTTTGAAATATTCTATATGTACCACCTAACCATCCTTCTATTCTTTCTTTCATAATTTTTTGTAGGTCTTTTGCACCAGAAGCTTTTTTACTTCCTGCATTTTTATTTAATATATTAATTAAATTGGTAAACTCTCCTCTGGCATTATTTAAATTAAATATAATATTTTGTGCAGCTTCTTCGTCTATGTCAGCTTTTTTTAAAAACTTAACTAAGTTATCTACTGCTCTTGGGTTTATTTCTTTTGTTAAATCACCTTCAAATAAAACATCATTTAATTTTTTATAAAAATCTTTTTGTTGTGTATCAGTTGATGTATCAAAAAATTTACCTGAACGTGGATATACTTTATCTACTTCTCTTGTGATATTTTCTACTATCTCTCTTGCTCTAAATGTATCTCTTGCTTTTAATCCAGCTTTAGCCATTTCAGATTCAAATACTTCTCTAGGTAAATCTCCTTGAGGTCTAAAAGCTGAACCGATATATTTATTTACCCATCTTTCAAATGCACTGTCACTATATGCAAGTTCTTGACCTCGTTTTGCAAGAGCCTTACCTCCTCTACCAACACCATAAACAAAAGGTGTTATAAATATAGACTCTGCACCAAACTTTAATCTGTTTAATATTCTTCTGCCTGCTTCTTCTCGACCTTCTCCTTCAACCGTATCTATTGCAGTAGGTCCTTCAAAAAAATCTCCAAACGTTCCTATTTCTTCTACATCAGCAACAAGTGTTTCTCCTGTTGCACCACCAAATACACCCGCTGCAAATCTTTTTGTGCCATCAGGTATTTTATCATTTAATGATTTTGCTTTCTTCATACCATCTTGAACAGCTTTAGCTCTTAAATTAGCATATGTTCCAGCTTTTTTTGCTTTTAATGCTTTGTCTGCTAATTTAGTTGCAAGTTTAAAACCTGCTCCACCTGGTATACCTATCTGTGTAAATGTTTCTACAAGTTTACCAGCGACTCTTTCTTGTGCCGTGTCTTCAAATATATTAACATCGTCAAAAAATCTTTCTACATCTGCAACTGTGTTAGAGTCTGCTCCAAGGTCCACGAGCTCTGCACCAAGAGATACTACACCTTCTACAGTTTTAATTAAACCAGATACTAAACCCGCGCCTACTGATGTATACCATGCTGCTGAGCTGTTTTCTTCTGCTGGTATTAATGGTGTAAATTTAGCCATTTAACCTCTATCTGTATATATTATAGTTTGGAATTAATTCCTCACCTTTTTTTCTTTTTTCTTTGCCTTCATTAATTGTCTCCATTATAAATTTATCTGTATCTGTTAAACCAGGTTGAAATACTTCTTTAATACTTTGTTTTGGTTTAACTTCATTTTCATTAGCTTCAGATAATATTTCACCTTCAGTATCAGGTGTCATGTCTCCTGTTACATTAAAATCTACAAAACCTAATTTGTTTGTTTCAGAGTCTTTAACTAATTTTACAAGTTTACCAGTATTTATATCCCAAAATACTTTACCAACTTTATTTCTATTTCTTTGAGCAAATGCTTTAGCTTGTTTTTCATTACTTAAATCAGATTCAATAATACCACCTATTTGTGTATCTCCAACTGTGCCTGCAAGCTGTGGTCTTACTTCTAAAAAGAATTTAGCCTTGTTTGTTGCTTTGTTTAAATCACCATCATAGTCATCTAGATATTGTGCAGCTAATTGATTAACAGTTAAACTATCACCTGAATTAATTTTCATTTTTTCAACTTCTAGTCTTTTATCTAATAAACCTTCTTCAAACTCTTGACCTTCAAGTCTTTCACTTCTTAAAAATTCTTTTTCAGATTCTAATTTTCTACGTGTTGCTTGACTCTCTTGTAAGTTTTTAAATGGTCCTTGAGCCGCGGTCGCTGCAGTAGCTAGTAAGCCGCCTTGTGGTGGTGTCGATAATAAATTTAAACCAAGACCAGTTAAAAAACCTGGCACGCCACCAAAATTAACACTAGGTGCGTATGGGTTAGGTGTTCCTTGTGCATATTGTTTTCTTGGTTGATCTAGTCCTGATGTAATACCAGTTCCTGCTGATCCACCTATTCTAAACATTGGTCTTCTTAAAGTCCTGTTCATAATTATTTATTAAACCCAAATTGAATATTAGCGTTTGGTTGAAGTGCTCCATAAATACCAGCCAGTGTTGTTCCAACTCCTAACGCAGTTTGTAATGGTGTAGGGTTAGGTACATTTGTTGTTTGTGTTTGACCAGGATATCCACCCATGATTCCTGTAACTTGTGCAGCGTACCTGTCTAATTGTTCTTGTGGTAAGAAAGCTGCTTGTCTTGTTGCTTCTCTTTGTGCATCAAGATTTGCTTGTGTTTGCGCTTGGTTCAGTGCGCCCAACTGACCTAAACGTGAAATATCTGTACCTGTTGCACCTTGTTGTGCTTGACCTAACGCTGCTTGAAATTGACCTAAGCCTTGTTGTTGTGATGCAAATGCACCTCTGTTAGCGATATCTTGTTGTCTAGCGGCTGACGCTTGACCAAAACCTTGTTGCAAGAGACCGGCTTGTAATAATGCTCGTTCTCTCGCAGCCCCTGTGCCAAACTCTGCGAGTTGCACTCCCGCTCGACCACTGCCGAGCGCACCCAAAGCTGCTTGTTGATCTCTTATACTTTGTTGTTGTATTTGCGTATTACGATCAAATTCTGAAAGTGTTGCATCAATTACTTGTGATTGATACGGAGACATAAAGTCTTGTACGCCTTGTTGAAAAGATGTTGCTCCTAAACCTACTCCACCTAATGCTGTTCCAGCTGCTGTTCCAGCAGTTTGTGCTTGTTGTAAAAATGGTTGAAAAGATCCTACACCTTGGGTTGCTAAATTTTGTGCTTGTGTTTGTAGTGCATCTTGACCTGCTACTTGTGGTGCAAGGCCTGATAAACTTTGTTGTCTTGTTGTAAATTGTTGAGCAGCACTTTGTCTTGCTGCAAAATCAGCAGCTGTTTCACCAGGTTGTTGTGATATACCAGCAATACCAGTTGATACTACAGGTACGCCTGATTGTGACACAACTTGTTTTGCTAAATCTTGTCCTAGATCTTGAACGAATTGTGCAGGTAAATTTTGTACTTGTTGAATAGCCATTATAATACTTCCTCTAATCTTTGTGATGTTTGAAACATTTTTCTAGCGCCTTCTAATCCTTGCGATTCTTCAGATACGTCACCTCCGGATTCGAGGTTCTTCATCATGTTATACATAACTTCTGCGCCTTTGTCTACATCTCCGTCGCCGGCGTTTCTAACAGCATCAGCTGTAAATACAAACTCATTCTTTGATAATCTTGCAGGGACGTCATCTGCTTTTTCCATACGTCCTATAGGTACAAACCCACCTTCAGCTCTTAAATCCATTTCTTTTCCATCCATATCTAATAATGGCATAGTCTTTTTAGCAACCGGCTCATTCATAGATCCACCTTCTGCTCTAAATCTTCTTGCTAATTGTGGATTAGCTCTTAATGCTTCTATGTCTATTCCACTGTTATCTAAAATTGCTTGTGCTTCTTCTTCTGATTCTTCACCTGTGCCAAGACCTAGTAATGGTAATAGTGAGGTTGCTCCTATTAAAGAACCTATTCCTAATTTACCTTTTCCAAGTGCAAACTCACCACCTTTACCAAAAAGACCTTTTGTATCAGGAACTAATGGATTTCCACCAGGTAATCCAAAAAATGTATTTTTTAAACTACCAAATAAAGTAGTTGGACTCATAAGATTAGCTTTAAATCCTGCAAATCCTGTCCCTGTTCCCAAAGCCCCTAATCCAGCTCCACCTGCATATAACAATGCAGCTTTACCTATCGGTGACTTAGCTATCTTTTTAACTGACCTTGTAACTTTTTTAACAAGTTTACCTAGACCATACATCTGTCTTGCTGATTCAAAATCCATTTCACCACCTACAACATTATTATTCATGATACCACCTTCAGCTCTAAATCTTCTTGATACTTCAAAAGGTTCTTCTACCTCTACCTCTGGTTCTTGGTCCATAGTTTCTTGTGCTTGTAATGATGCTAAATAGTCTTCTTCATTATTAAAACCTAATTGTGCCCATAAAGGTATTGAAGAATCCATCTGTTTATTATCATCTCTAGTAAAAGGACTAACTGGTTTTGTAGTTCCGCTACTCGGAAAGGCTCCAGCTAAAGAGCTTAATATCATTCCTGTAATTCCGCCACCTTTTACAAGATCTCCAAACTTGGCTAGACGATCTTGTTCACCAATATTCATTCCTAAATCTTTTCCTAAAAAACCTTTACCTTCCAACGCTTTATTTTGTTGTTGTCTTCTTGCAAACTGACCAAAATCAGATCCACCTTTATCTCCACCTCCACCTCTTTCAACAGGTCCTTCTTCAGCTCGTCCTCCGACTCCACCGATTCTATATAATTGTCTTGCTATTTGAGTTCTAGTTATGGCCATTTTACTATTCTATTTTGTTTTTGGGAATAAATCAAGACTTGGCATAATAAGAGTTACATCTTTTCTAATGTCCTCTGGAGATATACCTTTATTCTTCCATTCTTGATCATTTTTATATATTTCTCCTGTTTTTTTATTACTTATCTTTTCTATTACCTTATCTGGTTGTAGCTCTATCATTATGTTGTTACCTCTTTCTTAATGTTTAAATAGCTAATAGCTACATCAAACGAATCTGATGTGCTTGCTTGAACTGTAAAGGTTTTTCCACCTTCTATTATTAGCGGTTGGGTTAATAATTCTGTTGTAACATTAGCTGTTAATGCTGCTGATTTAATAGCTGTAATACTGTTATTTGTAACTGTGACTGTTGGTGTTCCAGCAGAAGTCACCAATATAGATTTAATAACATAAGTTTCACTAACTAAAGGGTTTCCTGATCCAAAAGGAGTAAGTGCACTTCCTGTTGTGCTGTTGTCTATACCTACGAATTTATATTGATTAGCCATATTAGTTTACAAAAAAGTTAAATGCTTCAATTTCTTCTTTTAATTCTTCTTGAAATGTTGAGTTTAATTTTTCAACAATAGCATCAAGATCTCTTACTTGAGCTTCTGCAGTCTGTATATCATATTCGTTTGATGGTCTAGTTATTACTTGTACTATCTTTGCCATTATCTACGTCCATCTGGTTGTGTATCTAATCTAAAAGTTCCTAGTTTCCAACTTTGACTAGTTGCTGTGTTTTCTATTTTCATAGCTACCGCTCTAGCTCTTGCACGAGTATCTACTTTTTGTGTGGTAGGAGTTATATCAAAAGGTCCAAGTGGAGAACCTGTTTGACTATCATTAGGGTAGTTTTTTAATTGTAATGTAATTCTAGTTGTTCCTGTTTGTGTTATAAAGTCAGGTACAAATCTTCTTATTTTCATTAAGAACTCACCATCTCCTTTAAAAGTTGCAACACCTGTTACCTGACCAGTTGCTGCTCTTTGTTGTGTAATATCAAAATCTCCAGAAGATATGTTTGAAGTAATTGCGGTTATGACTCCATTTTTATTTTGATCAGTTCCTGTTTCATGCTGATAGTAAGTTGTTATGCCATCTGTATTTCCAACTACATCAAAAGATGTATCTGTATCTGCATCATATAATGTAGCGTGTGGTAAACCAAATACGGCAGAGTCTCTCCACATTGTTCTAGATAGTGTTCCATTTGTCCAAACAGGTCTTTGTGGTGATGAGTCAAAATAATTATACGCTACCATTCTATTTACTACAGATGATGTTGAAGTTGGGTAAAACCACATAACTTCGCCAAACAGATTATTTAATCCTGCTGATACCATTTGATTACCTGATGTTAAGTTTATGTCATCATAAACAAAGTCTTCTACTAAACATGGTAATGATTCTAATTTACCAGCATATCTAAAGAAACCATTCTCTGACATCCAATATGCAGCACCATCAACTTCAACACATGCGTTCTGTCCAACAAGTCCACAGTTAGTTCCAACTTGTGCAAAGGCAAAAGTAAATGGTTGACCAACAAAACGTTGAGTGAACAAGGCTGTATCAGTCCAAACATAAAGTGCATCCCTACCTCTAATTGCTCCCATGATCCGTGATCCATCGGCCAGTCTTTGTGTACCAGCTGTATTGGTTGCTGTAGGTGTGTAAGTGTTTATATCCTCTTGGTCTGAAAACCTGATGAACATATCATCTTGTGTTGATGTATCACCGATTGTTGTTTCTGTGCCATAAAATACTAAGTGACGATCTGGTGTAGATACAACCATGTGTCGTGATGCTGTTGGTGCACCGGATATAACTGTAGCTCTTGTAGTCGTTGCACTTGATAAAGATGAATCCCATTCAAAAACACTACCATTGTGAATTAAACAAATTGCTTTGTCACCAAAATTATCTAGTGACCACATACCAGGTTCAATAACTAAATCTCCTGACGCGGCTTCACCCCATGCAACATAATCAGTTGAATTTGTAACCGTTGCACCATCGCTGTGAGATGCTGCTGTTGTACCAGCAACTCCTCTTGTACATCCTGTTAATGTATTACTAGTAATACCAGTGTAAGAAATTTCTTCAGAATTTATTATAACAAAGTTTGTTCCAGTATCAGGAAATTGTGAAGCATCTGTTAAAACAATACTAGTGACTGAATCATTAATTGCACCATTGAGTGTAGTTGTAGTTGCTCCTGCTTCTGGTCCACCCCAAGAACCTAATCCATAACCAAATCCTTGTGCTTGAACAGCTGGTCCTACATGA